CAAGTAGAACATGGCGAGGGATATTTCCGCATCCTCACAGAATACTGCTCAGAAGACAGCTTCGATCAGGATATTCGCATCGGACGTATTAGAAATCCATTCTCTGTTTACATGGATCCGCACATTCAAGACCCATGCGGTCAGGATGCTGAATGGTGCTTTATCACTGAGGATTTGCCTAAAGAAGAATACGAGCGCAAATTCCCTGATGCCAAGTCTTTCTCTTCTCTCCAAGAATACAGCGTAGGTAACGAAGAATTTAACGCTTGGATGAGTGGTGATAATATCCGCATTGCTGAGTATTTCTATAAAGAATACACAACCAAGACGCTTAATCTTTATCCTGGCGGTCTGTCGTTGTTCTCTGATTCTAACGAAGCCAAGATCATTGAAGGCGAGGGATTTACCGCACTTAAATCTCGCCAAACCGAAGTAACTCAAATCTGCTGGATTAAGACCAACGGAACAGAAATTCTTGAGAAAAAGATTTGGGCTGGTAAATGGATTCCTGTAATTCGGGTAATCGGTAACGAATTTGAGGTAGAAGGCCGTATCTATATCTCCGGTCTAGTCCGTAATGCAAAAGATGCACAGAGGATGTATAACTACTGGACAAGTCAAGAAGCTGAGATGTTGGCTCTTGCCCCAAAAGCTCCATTTATTGGTTACGGTGGACAGTTTGAAGGTTATGAGAACCAATGGAAAACAGCCAATACAACTAATTGGCCTTACATTGAAGTAAATCCTGATGTAACAGACGCTAATGGGGGAATTCTTCCTCTTCCACAACGCGCACAACCGCCTTTGCCTCAAGCTGGATTGATTCAGGCAAAGATGGGCGCGGCTGACGATATTAAGACTGTTACAGGTCAATACGATGCTTCTCTAGGTTCTGCTGGAAATGAGAAATCCGGTAAAGCCATCATGGCGCGTGAACGCCAGACAGACACCGGAACATATCATTATGTTGATAACTTGGCTCGTGCTATCCGTTATGGAACTCGCCAGATCGTTGACCTAATCCCAAAGATTTACGATACAGAACGTATTGCTCGAATTATTGGTATTGAAGGCGATATTGATAATGCCCATATAAACCCTACTCAACCGATGGCGGTTAATAAGATTCTTGACCAAGAAGGAAAGGCAATCAAGAAGATTTACAACCCTTCAATCGGGTTATATGACGTTTGTATTACTACTGGCCCGTCTTACATGACAAAGCGCCAAGAAGCTTTGGATGGGATGACACAGCTTCTGCAAGGCAATCCTCAATTGTGGCAGGTTATTGGTGATCTATTAGTTAAGAATATGGATTGGCCTGGAGCTGATGAGATGGCTAAACGTATTGAAAAGACGATTGACCCGAAACTTACTCAGGATGAAGAACAACTGAACCAGATTCCTCCTCAAGCTCAACAAGCCATGCAGATGGCTTCTCAGCATATCCAACAGCAAGACCAGCAGATTCAGCAAATGCAGCAAGCATTGCAGGATAAACAGCATGAGCAACAATTAGCTCAATATAACGCTGAAACGCAGCGTATGGCAGCAATGCAAAAAGCACAGCCTGAAAATCCAGAATTAAAGCAAATGGAAATGGCTTTGAAAGATAAGGCTATGGCAATTGACGCAGCCAAGGCTAGGCTGGTTTCTGATACCCAAATCCTGATAGCCAAGATGAATAACGATGCCAAATTGGCTCTAAATGACCAATCAGAACAAGCCGCATTGACAGAAGCATTGCAGAACTATCAGCAAGCTATTAACACTTTAACGATTGAGGAATAAACATGAATTACTCACAACTTAACGCGACTACACAAGTTAAAACTAGCGCAGCACGTTTGTGCTCACTGACGGTTAGTTCTACTACTAGTGGAACTATTACGATTTACGACGAAGCGCAAGGTGGTACTACTCGCAAAGTATTGGCGACTATTACGCCTGCTGCTGGTGCAACTTATTGGTGGGGCGAAGAAGGTCTGGCAACTACAAATGGTCTTTATATCGTAGTAGCTAACACAATTGAATTTACTGTTGGATGGAAATAAACCGACTGAGCGGCTCTCAGGAAGTCTTAAAGGACTAAAGAAATGACCGAAGAACTAGCGGCTACACCCGCGCCGGAACAGGTAGCAACGGCTGCACCTGAGACTGAAGTAATAGCGCCGGAGCAAACTACCGAAGCACTTGAAGAGAAAGTTGTAAAGACATTCACTCAGGAAGAATTAGATGCTGCTATCGGCAAGAGGCTTGCAATGGAGCAAAGGAAATGGAAGCGGGAACAGCAAAAGCGAGCAGTACAACCTCCGCAAGTTGAACCCGTAAAAGTTGATGTAAGCAAGTATCAGACTGCGGAAGAACTCCAAAAGGACGTTGAATCTCTTGTAGATAAACGTGCTCAAGAGCTAATCCAGCAGAAAGAAATGCAGCGTCAACAAATGGAAATGGCTGATGGATACACAGCCAAAGAAGAATCGGCACTGGATAAATATGAGGACTTCGAGCAAGTAGCTTACAGCGAGAATCATCAGGTTACACCGATTATGGGAGAGGCAATACTTTCTTCCGATATTGGCCCTGAAATAGCTTATTACTTGGGTTTGAATCCGCGTGAATCTAACCGAATCGCCCGTTTGTCTCCGTTGATGCAAGTGAAAGAGATTGGAAAGTTGGAAGCGAAGATTGCTGCCGAACCTCCAAAACCTATTAAAACTTCGAGCGCACCTGAACCAATTGCGCCTGTAAAAGCACGTAGCGCATCTGCGCCAAGTTATGATACTACAGACCCTCGTTCGGTGAAAACCATGAGCACATCTGAGTGGATTAACGCAGAGAACGCACGTATGCAAGCGAAATTTAAGGCGCGTTATAACCGCTAATTAGTAAAGGAGATTATTTCGTAATCTGGAAAGTTCTTAGAAAGGCAGCGTTGGCGAATAGTGAAGCGATGTATCCCTAATTCGCGGCTGGCATCGGCAAAGGAACGATAGGTTATACCAGAGATTTTGCAGCCAATATTCTTTCGATGATTAAGACTCATATTGTCTTTCCATTCTTGAGTATGTGGTTTTCTGGCAAATGGTTTATGAGGTTTACCAATAGACGAAGCGCGTATTTTTGCTTTTGTCTCCTCAGAATGACATCTGCCAGTTCTTGCAAGACGTAGTTTATCTCTGGCTTCGGGCGACATCGTATGTTTCCCGTTAGTTCCTAAATGACGATCACCGAAATGCTCTTTTGGAGTTACCCATTCGAGATTTTCGGCGCGATTATCAGTTTTAATGCCGTTTATATGATGAACCTGAGAAGCATTATTGGGATTATCAATCCAGCAAGTAGCTACAACGCGATGCATTAGGCGACCTCTACCTAATTGCAAATAGCCTTGATGTTTAGTAGGCGTATATGGCGCTAACTTTCTAAGAACTTTCCCGCAACGTGAAACTGCAAAGAGATGGTCGAAGAAGCGATATTCAATTCCGTCTATTTCAATGCCAATCATGATGTGTCCATGGGTTGTTGAGATAATCATATTATAGTATTAAATTTGAAGAAAGGTAGAAAAAACTATGTCCAACAGTATATTGACGATTGACATGATTACCCGAAAAGCTCTCCAAATCCTGGAGAACAATCTGGTAGTTTCCCGTAACTGTAACCGTGAGTATGACGACTCTTTTGCTGTTGAAGGCGCTAAGATCGGTTCTACTCTGCGTATCCGTCTGCCTGACCGCGCATTGGTAACTGATGGTGCGGCACTGCAAGTTCAGGACGATAACGAGCAATACACAACCCTGACTGTTTCCAGCCAGAAGCATATTGGCGTTAACTTTACCTCTGCCGAACTCACTATGCAATTGGATGATTTCGCAGAACGTGTGCTTAAACCTCGTGTTTCTCAATTGGCAGCTTCCGTTGACGCACAAGTTGTAAGCAACTCGGTCAATTCTATCTATCAATCGGTGGGCACTCCTGGCACTACTCCGGCAACTTCGCTGGTTCTGTTGCAAGGCCACCAAAAGCTGAACGAAATGGCG